AAATCAAGAAACTCTTCGCCGACAATAGGTAATTTATTGATAAGAGCTAAAGCATCTTGGACGACAAGAGTTCCGTTTATAAATGGTGAAAATATATCCTCATATATGTTTATACCAAGAAACATATTTTGTAGATCTACGACAAACGATGTATTAATGGATACAATCTCCATTTTATTTATCGCGACTTCGCCGGCAAATGTTAAATTTCTAGTTGTCATAGGTCATTAATTTCTTTGATAATGTATGATATTATATCTGCAGGGATATATTTCAGATTTCGTTTTTCTTCATTCAACGTGGTTTCATAATCGTAATTAGTTACCCCAAATGAACTGATGTAGTTTAAGTAAGCCGTATATTCTGAAGTTGTCACAGAAGGATACCCCGCCGGCTGTTCAACTTTTTCTGGAGTTGTTATTTTTATTATGATCCCATCAACTATTTTTTGGCAATGATGAATACCATATATGTCATCATATTTTTCTTTAACATATTTGTCAAACACTTTAATAGGTATTGGAAAATCGGTTAAGTAATCAAACCTATCGTTAAGGAGCATAATTGTCCAATGATAATTTGGAGTTCCATATATTTTTTCAGAAATAATTTCAGGTGTATCGCCGTCTTGAATAGTATAATATTCGTAAGATGTAATCTTATCTTTTATGATTTCTTTAAATCGGACATTATGTGTGATGTCCTTTAATACTATTAATTCCTGTTTATTATTGATATTAAACGGGTAATACAGTTTTTGTACGTTTGTAAAATACATTGTTAATATCCTTCATCAAGAACAGATTTTTTATCTAGTGTCGCTAATTCTTTAAACTCTAAAGTCATTGTGATATGATTAGGTGAGCCGTCAGAAAACGTTGAAAATTGTCCGATAGGAGCATAATTGATAGATACTTTTTCTAATACACATGTTGTATGTTGATGCACGCTATTATTCAAATCTTCGGCAAAGTAGTAGTAAATATCAAATTCAGCAGGATATTTGTACATCAATGTGCCTAACGTTAATTCTGGCATCATATTGCCTTTGAATTCACGAATAATGTTTTGCACTGTATCTGATTCTTTTTTACTTTTTGGAGAAAACGTATAAGAAAAAGAGAACGTTCTAAAATCTACCCCTTTAAATAAAAGTTCTTGTTGGGGATTCAGTAACATTCTTGAACCAAGTTTAAGTAAATCAGGCGTATTTTTAACCGCTAAATTTACACCCTCTTTCATCTTATTAATCATTTCTGTTCTTTTCGTATCTGCCTTATTCATTCCAGCAGTTGGAGTAGCAGTTAACGTTGGTAAAACAAACAACCTATCTGTCAAACTCATAGATTCATAATTGGCACTATATGTTGAACTTAGAGCAGGCGGCGTATAAAGTATGATATTACAAAATCCACTTTTTTTAGGTGTAGGAATAGATGGACTTTCTTTACCGCTTACCGCCCTAGCAGCAACAGCCGCTTGTTGCGCAGCAGATTGTGAACGCTCCCCGCTCCCAGCTGACCATTCTTTAGATAATGAATCTAAAGAAGAAAAGACCGTGCCTAAAATGTTTCTTGCTGTCGGGTTATCTAACGTATTTACAGCATTAGATATGACCTTTGCCTTTTTGGTTTCTAGTGTGGTTAACGGATTTCTAAAAGAAGAATCCGACAACACAAACATCACATAGTTTGCACCATAAGGGTTATCTTTTTCTGAACGAAGATCGTCAGGATAAATGTATGTTCTAACTGTAGGCGAAGCCATAGGTATAAAATCCTTTTAAATAAAATAGACCATTTATATTATTTAAGCCGCTAAATAAAATATGAGAAAGACTAGATTCCCAAAACCCAGAAAATGGATACCCAAAAACCCAGAAAAATATGTTGGTGATATAACTAACATTATATCAAGAAGCAGCTGGGAAACTAAATTTTTAAATTGGGCAGATAATAATCCTGCTATAATTTCATATTCGTCAGAAGAAACGGTTATACCGTACATATCTATGGCAGATATGAAACCACATAGATATTATCCTGATTTCAAAATTAAAGTGAAGGACGCGCAAGGTAATATTAAAACCTATATCGTTGAGATTAAGCCTAATTCACAAAGAAATCCTCCTATATATAAAGGAAAGAAAACCCAAAAATACATTAATGAATGTTCCACCTTTATGGTTAACCAATCAAAATGGAAAGCGGCAGAGAGTTTTTGTAAAGAACGTGGGTTAGGGTTTATCGTATTAGATGAATATGATTTAGGTATAGCAAAAAGGAAAACAAAATGATACAGGCAGATGTTACCGAAAGTCCAAGTCCAGCGGCTATTAAAAAGTTCAGAACGAAAAACGGGTTAACTTTACAAAAAGCCGCTACATTAGCCGGCGTTGCATCATCTACATTTGACAAAATGGAGAATGGTGTAATTAAAATGTCAGGCGATACTTGGGATAAGCTTAATCGCAAAACTATAAAAAAGCCTAATATTAAAACCACATTAGAAACAGCAACCAATTATGAGTTGAAAGATCTAGTGACAAAATCTAAAGCGTGGTTCACATCAGAAGCAAAATCTTTAGCTGCATCAACCACCTTAAAAGTTAACGGTAGAGCAACAGGCAGTCCAATTCCTGGCGAAATGTATTCATTTTACTATGATGCTAAACATAAAGATACTTTACCATACTGGGATAAGTTTCCATTAGTGTTTCCATTCAGAATTATGCCTGATGGGTTTTACGGTATTAACCTACACTATTTACATTACAAGGAACGTATTGTATTGTTAGATGCCTTAGATGCTATTGCTAAATCGCCAAGAAAAGACCAGTCGAAAAGATTACAGATTTCTTATTCGATATTACAACATGCGGCTAAAAACAAAAAATTCGAAAAGTGTATTCACCGATATTTGTTTTCACATTTAAAAACGCCGCTTAAAAAGATACATTCAGATAAATGGATTTTAGCATCAATGTTACCAAATGAAATGTTTGTTGGTGCGACAACTAAACAAATATGGAGTTTATAGATGAGTAAAAATAAAGATGTATCTAACTTTATCGCACTGGTCAAAACTGACGGGTTAAGTAAAGCCAGTCATTTTGATGTTGATATTTTTAAACCAAAATCATTTGACAATGAAGCCGGTAACGCGCTATTCAATGAATTTAGTAAGTTGTCAATGTTATGCGAAGCGGCAACACTTCCAGGTGTTATGTTATCACAAACAGTATATGAGACATTTGGTGAACAAAGAAAAATTGTAACATCTAGACAATTTAACGATATTTCTTTAACATTTATCTGTGATATTAATTTAGTCACGCGCCGGTTTTTTGAAGCTTGGACAGAATATGTAATCGACCCAATCACAAGAACTATGGGATATTATAATGATTTTACCACCACTATGACTATAGGTATTAATGATGGTGCGTCTGAAGCATATAATAACAAACAAGGCGATAATAAAAGAACTTCTAATCGCAGATTAACTATGACGTTGTATGAAGTGTACCCTAAACAAATTCAAGATATTGCGCTAAATTATGACGAATCAGGATTTGCTAAAGTTACCGTAGATTTTTCATATAAATTTCATTCAATTGCTGTTGGTGATTAAAATGATTATTGATGATAATTTAGCAACTGTGTTCAATTTGGATAAGAACATAATTGAGGGTGAGATTGTTGGTGAAGTTAAGAACGCGCCTTTAGTTACGGCAGACCAATTTGAACCTGATAACGATTTTGAGTACGCAAGAGAAAACATAAAATCATTAATAGCACAGGGAGAAGACGCGCTTGAGTCTATTATTGATATAGCAAAATCTAGCGAAACTCCTAGAGCATTTGAAATCGTAGCCGGTTTATTGAAACAGCTTTCGGATATGAACCATCAGGTCATAGATTTACATGTTAAGAAAAAAGGCTTAAAGGGTAAAGTTGAAAGTGAAGCTCCTAAGACTGTAACAAATAATAGCATATTTGTTGGCACGACTAGCGAGTTGAATAAAATGATAAATGATTTGACGAATAAGGGATAGTATGTTACCACAACCTAAAAAAAGCGCCCCAGTTTATACAACAAAAATTCCATCTTCCGGAGAGACTATTAAGTTTCATCCATTTTTAGTTGAAGATGAAAAAGCGTTATTAATTGCACAAGAATCGGAAGATCTTGATGTAATGATTGATACAATTTTAGACGTAATAAGCCGCTGTGTGCTTAGTACAATTGACACTAATAAATTAGCCATATTTGATATCGAATACATATTTCTTCAAATTAGAGCAAAATCAGTTGGTGAAACGGCGGAATTAATATTCTCATGCGACGACTGTGTAACTCCAACCTCTAAGGTTAAAATCAGTTTCAATTTAGAAAACATCAACGTTGAAAAAAATCCTAAACACACAAAACGCATACCGTTATTTGATGATGTAGGTGTGATGATGAAATACCCCGCCTATAAATCTT